TGCAGACGTAGCAGGTGATACAATTACTATGGTTAACTCAACAGTAGCAGGAGCTAGACTCTCTCTTACTTGTTTAACTGACGATGGAACAAACTCTACTTGGAAAGCAGATTGTTTAAGTACACCGGTAATGACTATCGCGTAATAATTAATTTAGTGTGGGCTTCGGCCCACACAAACTAAGGAGATAAAAATTATGTCATTTATGGGAGATGTAAAGTCAAAGTTCTTTGAAACTACTACAGCCGCTGGCGTTGCAGTTATTGCAGCAGCAGCTCAACCTACAAGCACGTTTACTTTAACTACAGGAACTGGAAGTGCTGCAGGAATGGGAACTAATATTGGAAGAAAAATTACTGCAACTACTTCAGGAACTGGTGACGGTGGAAAAACTGTTGCTCTTGTTGGAGTGGGTATAGATGGAGAAGCTTTAGAAGAAACTATAACTTTACTTGGTTCTGCAGCTACAACAACTGGAACTACAAATTATTTTGCTAGTGTTACAACAGCAACTGTAAGTGCACAACCTGCAGCGAACGTATCATTAGGAATTCTTACTGCTACGGCTGGGCAAGTATTTGCTGGACCTACAAGAGTTAGACAAGCAAACGTTTATTCTGGTGGAGCTATCGGTAATGTAGATTTTAGAAATGTTACGACAGCAGGAACATCACTTTTAGTAGTTAGAACAGCAGCTACAGCAGGTCATAATACTAATGTAAACATTCCACAAGATGGAGTTTTCTTTAACCAACCTGGAGTTTTTGTAACTTTTGACGAATCAGCTTGTAACGCGGTAACTGTATATTTCGACGGGTAGGTAGCAATGGCGAATACTACTTCTTCAGCCTACGCATTTGATCA